GTAGAAGCAAAAGCAAAAGCAAAAGTAAAGAAAAGCAATTATTATAATGATATTTCTTTTCCTGATTATTATGATATTCATTATGCAAAAAGAATAGAACAAGATGTTAATAAAACTAAAGAGTATCACAAACACCTAGAATCTATAGGGTATGTTAAGGATATAAATAATTACAATGGTCAAGCTAAATGGATTAAGAAATAACCCTATTGGGGTTACTATTAGGGTCACAACAATTATTTATAACTACCTGATAATCAATCAAATATAAAACCCATAAAATATAATTGGGCAAAAATTGGACAAAAATTGGACAAATTATGAAAGTATTAGAATTATTTGCAGGATCAAGAAGTTTTAGCAAGGTGGCTGAAGAAATGGGAATGGAAACATTTACAACAGATATAAAACCTTTTGAAAAAATTGATCTAGTGATAGATATATTAGAATTAGATAATGATTTATTAATGCAAAAATTATTTGAAAAGGGAATTGATAATATAGATTGTGTTTGGGCGAGTCCACCTTGCACATATTTTAGTGTTGCTAGTATTGGTCATCATTGGAATAAAGACCATACACCAAAAACACCAGAAGCTATACTAGGTGTTAAGATTGTGCAAAAAACTGTAGATATAATAAACTATTTAAAACCTGATTTCTTTTTTATAGAAAATCCTAGAGGAAAATTAAGAAGATTAGAAGTAGTAAAAAGAATACCTAGAACTACTGTTTGCTATTGTCAATATGGTGATACAAGATTAAAACCCACCGATATTTGGTCAAATTTTATATTTGTAGACCACCCATTATTAAGTTTAGATAATAAAGAGCAAGGTTGGAAACCTAGGAAAATGTGTAATTATAGACAAAAAAACTGTACTTGTCACCACGAAAAAGCACCACGTGGATCAAAAACAGGAACACAAGGTTTAAAAGATAATTATGAAAGAAGTATAGTTCCTTATGAATTATGTAAAGAAATTTTAGAAAGCTGTATATGAAAGAATATCAATTACAAAAAGCAGTATGTCAATACTTGGATTTAAAGGGCGTATTATACTGCGGTTCAATGGGTGGGCAATACCAAAAATTTCACAGCCAAAGGAACAAGGCAAAAGCTACAGGATATAAACGAGGATTCCCTGATTTGTTTCTGTATGAACCACGAGGAAGTTACCACGGTTTAGGAATTGAATTAAAAATTAAATATAATAGACCAACAGGTGAACAACTAGGTTGGATCAAAAGATTAACAGACAACGGTTATTTAGCTTGTGTTTGTTATGGAATAGATGAAGCATTAGGAATAATAGATAAATACTTAGAATTATGAGTGAAGATATAAAAAATACAATAACAGATTTAAATATCAATATAATAGATTTAAAATCAGAATTAGAATGGTATAGGGCATACGGAAGTTATGTTAATTGTTATCATAATAAAGTAGATGCAGAAGCATCAGAATATGCAGATAAAGAAAAAGAATAATTATGTTAATTGACCCTAAAATAAAACCAACATTTTTTAATAGTAGAAAGGATAGATTGCACTGGAATTATGTAGATACTAACAATCACTTGTTTACAATTTTATTTGATAGCGGAGCAGAACTATCATTTATTTTACGAGTTTTGACAAAAAACGATAATATAGAAAATTATATTTATAAGAAACTACATAAGCGTTTTAGCAATATAATAGAAATAGATTCTGCTAGAATAAGTAATGTAGAATATAATTTAATGAAACAAATAAATATACCTTCTGTAGTAAAAATATGTTGAATAAATACCTGAATGATAATTATAACAAGCTAAAAGATATGGCTTATAATATCGCAGGTATAAAAGAAAAAGATGATTTATTAAGTTTTGTAATTGAAGAACTTTATAAATGTGACCAAGACAGGATTAATGAGATCATAGAAAAAAAACAATTAACATTCTACATAGCTAGAGTAATGCTAAATCAATATCATTCTAAAACAAGTAGATTCTATTACACTTACAATAAATACTATGAGTACCACGTTACAGGAATAGTTGAAGCTATATCGCCCGATAATACAGAAAAAAATACTGAAGAAAAAGAATTAGTAGAAAAGAAATTAGATTGGATAGAAGAAAAACTAATTGACTTATACTGGTTTGACGCTGAGTGTTTTCGGATATATTATCGTGAAGAACACTCTTTAAATTCTATGGCTAAAGCAACTAAGATTTCTAGAGCTACTATTTACAAGGCAATTACTAACGTAAAAAATTATTTAATCAATGAAAAATAAAGAAGATAAAACAGCAGATATATTAGTAGGGTTTTTAGTCCTAGCATTAATAACATTATTTACAATAGCAATATGGTAAAACCACAAGGATTAGGCGATAGCATAGAACGCATTACTAAGGCAACAGGAATTAAGGCTGTCGTTGATAAAGTAAGCGAATTGACAGGAATTGATTGTAAATGTCAAGAACGAAAAGAAGCTCTGAATAAGCTCTATCCGTATTCTAGACAAATGTTTGAAGATGAAATAAAGATATATGAAGAAGTAATGTCTAGAACTAAAGATACTATCACTAAACAAGATCAAGCTTTATTGGTTAAGATATATAATAAAGTTTTTAATAAAAATAAAAAACCTAGTAGCTGTGGCAGTTGTGTAAAAAACACATTAAACCAGTTAAAAAAGGTTTATGAAAATAGCTGTAAGGTTTGAAGAAACACACTAAAATATATATGACCTTTTTTGATTATGGTGAAACCGATTTTGTGATGTGTGAATTCTGCCAACAAGATAGAGCAGTTGACATTCATCACCTAGATTCTAGGGGAATGGGCGGAAGCAGAAATAAAGATTATATTGAAAACCTGATGGGATTGTGTCGTGATTGCCACAATAAAGCAGAATCAGATAGTGCGTTTAATATGTTTTGTCGGATAAAACATCTGGAGCAGGTGTGTCACCAAATATATGCTAAAATAGAATATCAAAAAATATATGAAAGTAGAAAAAATAAAAACACATAAACTAAAAACTAATCCTAATAATCCTAGAACGATTAACAAGATTAATTTTAAGAAACTAAAGAAGTCTATTCAAGAGTTTCCAAAAATGCTAGAACTAAGACCTATAGTAGTAGATGAAAACTATATTGTATTAGGTGGCAATATGAGATTACAGGCATTAAAAGACTTAGGAATTAAAGAAGTTTATTGTGTGCAAGAAAATGAATTGAGCGAACAACAAAAGCAACAATTTATAATTAAAGATAATTCAGGTTTTGGCAATTGGGATTTTGATATGTTGGCTAATGAATGGGAGATAGAAGATTTAGAAGATTGGGGTGTTAATGTGCCATCTATTAAAAACACAGAATTGTTATCAGGTTTAAAATATGACCCTTTGTATTATAAGCCAAAAGAAATACCAAGTATTGAACTAGAAAATTGTGTTGATTTAGAAAAGTTTAATAAAAAACTAGAAGCATTAGATGATTATAATTTAAGTGATGAACAAAAAAGAGTTTTAAAATTATTTGCTTATAGATTTATAAAGATAGATTTTGAAAGTGTGGCAAATTATTATTTCTTTAATGCAGGTGATGAAGAAAAAAAAGCAATTGAAAGACTAAGATTAGTTTTGACAGATAATGGAATGAATGGTTTTATAGAAGATGATTTGATTAAGATATTAAGTTTTACAGAAGAAGGCATTAATTTATGATAGATATATTTATTCCAAGTTATCATAGACCCAACAATATAAAGACAGCTAAGTATTTTATTGATAAAATAGGTTATGACCCTAAAAAGATACACGTTGTGATAGATGATGATACAGATGATATAGAAGATTATAAAAAAGAAGTTGAAAGATTAGAATGTAAGTTACACATCTTTAATATGCAAGAATCAATAGAAACATATGACTATGTACATAGAGCTAGTAAATTAAGGAGATCAACAGGACAATGTTGTAATATGTTTTTTGATATAGCTAAAGAAAACAACATAGATTTTTTTATACATATAGATGATGACACAAGACAATATGAAATTAAACCTTTTGCCATATATATGAGGGGTGCTATATTAGAAGATTTTGAATTAGTGTTTGAAGGTGTTAAGGAATTTATGCAAAGACAAAAGATTGGTGTGTTTGCATTAAGTCAAACAGGTGATATGTTTAGTGTGCCTGACAAAAAGATGTTTAGAAAAAAAGTAATGAATACTACATTTTATAATACTAACTTTATACACAAAGGCAGAAAGGGTGTGTTAGATAATGACACTTGTGAATTTGCAGGTTTAATGAATGAAGGATATTTTACAGGTAGTGTGGCAACAGGTTTGGCTTTGAACCCAACAAGCTCTGCAACACAAAAGGGGGGATTAACACCGACTTATAATGAATCTAAATTATTAAGTAAAGCATTAGTAGTACCAATACAATATCCTAGCTTATGTCACGCAGAAAGACAAAAAAAGAATGGGAATAGATTACATCATAGAATTAAGTATAAACATTTATTCCCTTGTATAATTAAAGGTAAAAGAAGCAATATAGCTTGGGATTCATACCCTGAAGATGTGCCTTTTACTAATGAACCTAAAAGAAAAATAAATGAACAAAAATAGACACATAAAAAAAGAAACATTATTAAAGTCATTAGAAAAGAGTTTGGGGGTTGTAACGATAGCTTGTAAAAATGCAGATATTTCAAGGGGTACATATTATAAATGGATAAAAGAAGATGATGAATTTAGAAAACAAGTAAAAGAAATAGAGAATGTTGCTTTAGACTTTGCTGAAAGTCAATTGCACCAACAGATTTCAGATAACTCAACAGCGGCTACTATATTCTATTTAAAGACTAAAGGTAAATCAAGGGGATATACTGAAAAGTCTGAATTGGATATTACTAGTGATGGTAAGTCTATAACCGATATAAATATAAAAGTAATTGACACAGGTAACGATTGATACCACAAATGTATTTCACAAGGCGTATAAGTCTAGCACACGAATTACTTGTCTTCAGGGGGGGACGAGAAGTTCAAAGACCTATTCGCTGTGTCAATTATTTATAGTCAAAGCATTAAAAGAAACAGGCAAAGTATTTACTATATGTAGAAAAACATTACCTGCTCTTAAAGGTACAGCATATCGTGATGTGTTGGAATTGCTAAAAGAACTAGGGTTATACTTAGAAGAATACCACAACAAGTCAGAACTATCCTACGCCCTTAACGGCAACTTAATCGAATTTATTAGTATTGACCAGCCACAAAAGATTAGAGGGCGTAAACGTGATTATTTATGGCTTAACGAAGCCAATGAGTTTAACTATGAAGATTACCAACAGCTTATATTACGAACAACAGGTAAAGTCTATTTAGATTATAACCCATCTGATCCTTATAGTTGGATATATGAAAAGGTAATAACTAGAGATGATTGCACATTTATTAAGTCAACATATAAAGCAAACCCATTTTTAGATAAAGATACTATTGCAGAGATTGAAAGACTTAAAGATTTAGACCCTGACTATTGGCGTGTGTACGGACTTGGTGAAATTGGATCAATACAGACTATGATTTTTAGGCAGTTTGAATTAGTAGATGAGGTGCAAGGCAGATTAGTTGGCTATGGATTAGATTTCGGATTCACTAATTCACCAACAGCATTAGTGGCAGTATATCAATCCGATAATAATTTATACATAAAAGAAATGCTTTATGAAAAGAGATTGACCAATATGGATATCGCTAATAAGCTAAAGGAATTTAGAATAGATAGACAATCTGAAATAGTCGGAGATTCTGCCGAGCCAAAAACAATCGAAGAAATCTATAGACAAGGATTTAATATAAAACCTGCTAAGAAAGGTGCAGGAATACACTTAGGCATAGATATAATGCGAAGGTACAAGTTGCATATTACTAAAGATAGTCTAAATGCAATCAAAGAATTTAGAGGTTATAAATGGGCAACGGATAAGAATGGTGATGTGCTTAATACACCTGTAAAAGTCAATGACCATTTAATTGATGCAACACGTTATTTATGCTTAAATAAACTTAGTATTAATCATAGTGGTAAATACTATATACTGTAGAAAAAACGAATTATGAACTTTTATATTTATTAGTAATGAACGAGGTTAAATTAATAATACCAAATAATTGGGCTGATGTAACAATTGGAACTTATCAAGAATACATTAAAATACAAGAAAGTAAAGGAAGTGAAAAAACCAAGATTATAAAGAGCTTGGCTTTATTGTGTGGCACAACACCCTTTATAGTTAAGAAAATGGCGTACAAAGACTTATTAGACATAATGAGTATAATTAAAGAATTGATAGATAGTGAACCAAGTGATGATGAATTTAAAAAGGTGTTTGAATTTAATGGTGAAGAATATGGCTTCTGTCCTAATCTTAGTAACATTAGTACAGGAGAATATATTGATTTAGAAACATATTGTAAAGAACCTATGGAAAACTTGCATATTATTATGTCAATACTATACAGGAAAATTACTTTTAAAAGGGGTGAAAGATATGCAATTGAAGATTATAACCCTGATGATTTTAAAGAAGAATTGTTTAAAGATTTCCCAATGGATATAGCCTTAAGTTGTTTAGGTTTTTTTTTGACTTTAGGAAAAAACTTAGCTTGGATTTCGCACAACTATTTACAAGTACAGGAAATGAAAGCACAAAAGGTATAAGTATGACCAGTAAATGGGGTTGGTACAATACGTTATATATGCTTTCTAATGATAATATATTAAACATTAGTAAAATAACAAAATTACCAATCTTAGAAGTATTGACTTATTTGTCATATTCGCAAGATTATAATAATAAACAGAATAACAACTATGATAACATTTAGAAATGCTTTAGGTTTTTTAGAAACAATTGCTGAAAAGCATTATATGATAAATAGCTTTCACAGCGGTTTTATGGACGAGGTTGATATTAACAAACTTGGTGCTACAGATTATGTTATACTTTATGCAGAACCAGGTTCAGCAACAGTAGATAAGGGCGTAATGACATATAATTTTACTATTTATGTTTTAGATATGATTAATGATGAAGTTGGTGATTCTCCTAATAATGAAAGATTGGGCAGAGTAGATACATTGAGTGAAAACCTACAAATAATACAAGATGTGATAAATGAGTTTCACCAAAATCTATATTCTACAAGTTGGGTTGATGATGAAGTTATATTAAACCTGCCTATTAATTGTGAGCCGTTTACTGCTAAATTTGATAATCTTCTTACAGGGTGGTCAGCTACTTTAAGTATGCAAGTTAATAACAAGAACAATCTTTGTATTGTGCCAATAACAGCTAATAGTTAATGAAGTTTACAAACACAATACAAGTAATGCAACAATTAGGATCAGTAGTAGCTAATAAGGCGAAAAAGAACCTTAAAAAGAAACAGACAAAATCTAACAAACTTTATAATGGTATTAACTATGTTGTCACATCAGATAAAAAAGGTGTTGAAGTTACTTGGGGGTTCGGTGGTGATATATATTGGAACTTTGTAGATCAAGGTGTTAAAGGTTCAGGTGGTTTTAAAGGTAGTGGAAGAATGAGGGGGGGAGATACTGACTTTAGTTTTAAGAAAAAAAACTTAGCAGAGGGTGTAATTAAAAAATGG